TATTACCCTCTTAACCGGGTATCTGTTTCCTTGGTCATCGTTTAACAACTGGTGGCACCAACTTTATCCGTTGGGAGAGCAGATTCAAATGTTGTTTTACAAGAATTAATGCGATCAAATAAAAATAGATTAGCTTTAATAGCTTCTCTAAATTTAAAAGATACGACACTGATTCGTGTAAACGCGATTTGGACCAAGTATGAAACAGGGATCCATAATTCCGTTAGGAATCATGGTCCACATTCCACAATTGATCACTATAAGAGTTGTTACATATTTCTACGTAACACTTTCTTAGAGCTTTCTACTCAACCTATTCCGTGGTGTAAAAGCGATTCTAATGGAATTCCTAAAACCTTGTGGCCTTTAAGGTCACTCATTAAAGGTGATAGAAATTCTAAAAGAATGGCCCTAACTATCGCGAGATCTTATGAGTTAGTTACTATGCCCATTGATTATCATCCAGAGTCTATCGAAGAACCTCAGGCTTATCGCCCTCAGTTCGAAGAAACAACAAAGGATTTTAAAGAATGGTTAAAGCACTTTACTCAAAAGTACCCGTGGTATTTAGGTTCGTTACACCTGCGAAGAGATTCACATGAGCCCTATGTATTTACAACTTTGTCCAAAGGACCAAATGGTCCAGCGGTAAGTTGTTCACACTTAGATGCTCGTGCGGTCTTGGATGATCCTACCTTATTCACAGCAATTAGAAATCTTAACGATGCTTTAAAGCAAAGTTGGATAACTGATTGGATGTGTAATATGGCAGAGACCATACCTAGCTCGGATTCTTATGTTACCGGCAGGTTAGGCTTTTCAGCCGAACCTGGAGGTAAGACAAGAGTCTTTGCTATCGCAGATTACTGGAGCCAAACTTCGTTGAAGGTTATACAGGATTCCCTGTATAACACCCTAAGATCAATAAGTACAGATACTACCGCCAATCAAGATAAGGGGTTTAAATCCCTACTCGAGATGTCGGAAGGTAAAAATACTTATTGTTTTGATCTAACAGCAGCTTCAGATAGATTACCTGCAAAATTGCAGGCTTTCCGTCTAGAGTTACTGGGAGGTCAGAAATTAGGTGAAGCTTGGTTATCCGTAATGACGGATCGGACCTTCTTAGTTAAGAAAACAGGCAAAAGTTTGAGATGGAACGTAGGTCAGCCTTTAGGCTTACTATCGTCCTTTCCATCCTTTAGTCTGTTTCACCATGATATCGTCCAGTTTGCTTATTCTCGCTGTAGAGCTAAAAGGGGTTTACCCTTGAAGTTCTTCAGAGATTATAAACTACTTGGTGATGACATAGTAATATTAAATAAGGAG